TCGTACCCGAAGCTGAAGCTGAAGAAGCGCAGAAGTACATAGAAGAATGCATGCGTTGGACTCCGGAGTGGGCCACTGGCCTACCTCTGAACTGCGAGTCCGGCATTGGTAAAAATTATGGAGAATGCTAATGGCACAACATAAATGGCACAAAGAAATTAAAGCGTGGGCTGATGGCGCAGAAATTCAATTTTTAGATGGAGTTGTATGGCTTGATGCTGGTGACCCTGAATGGAATTATGATTGCACTTACCGCATTAAACCACAGCCTAAAGAGCCACAGTATATAAATGTATATGGGTGGCTAGAAAACGGAAACATAACATTTAAACAATATGGTCCATACCTAGGCAAAATTAAATTGGAGAACGACGATGGCAACTAAGCTAGAGAAACCCGTCACACGGGAAACAACAGTCATCGAGAAAATGGTGCCACTAATAGTTACGCTTAGGGCTAACCAAACGATGGGATTTAAGTTAAAATTTAAGCAAGAAGAAATAATCGTCGATATAGAAACCTTGTATCGGTTCGCAAAGCAGCAGGCTATAACAGGGAACGCAAGAGTGATATAATGAAATATACTCCGAAGAGCATAGAGACTTACTTAACGTATCTAGATTACTTAGATGCGTACAGGCAAGAGGCAATACCGTTAGTGCACTCGGCTAACTACGACTTTGACCTAGAACATAAGTTAGTAGAACAATGCGAAGCCGGAGACTATATTCATGCTGTTGAATCCCCCATTAGAGATGCCGAATGACAAATTATACGTGGTCGTACTCGTCGATGTCGACGTTTCAGCAATGCCCTAGGAAGTACTATCGATTAAAAGTAGTTAAGGATATTAAGGAACCCGAAGCAGAACATCTGATTTACGGTACCGAAGTACACAAAGCTGCCGAAGAATACGTACGGGATGGCAAAGCGATACCGGAGAAGTACGCGTACATCAAACCACAAGTAGATGCATTGATGCAGATTGATGGGGACAAGCATTGCGAAATAAAAATGGGGCTAACCAAAGAACTAGATGCATGTGAGTTCTTTGACCCGAAAGTATGGTGGCGTGGTATAGCTGACTTACTTATCGTAAAAGGAAACGATTGTTTCCTTATTGACTACAAAACAGGGAAGTCTGCACAGTATGCGGATACCAAGCAGTTAGAGTTGTTATCGCTTGCTGTGTTTAGACACTTCCCCGAAGTAAAACGTATTAAGGCTGGGTTACTATTCGTTGTATCTAAAGAGTTCGTACAGTCAGAATATGCATTAGAAGGACAGAGGGACGGTTGGACGTACTGGATTGGTGAGACGGGTCGCCTAGAGTCATGTTATGAGAATGACACGTGGAACCCCAAGCCTAACTTTACTTGCCGTAAGTTCTGTCCAGTTACTGACTGTGAACATAACGGAAAGAGTGGGAGATGATATGCCATACGTAAACAAAAAACGTCCATACAAACATGAGTGGGAAATGCAACAACAGCGTGACGAGAAACCATCTCGTGCAGCTAGAGAACGCGCTCGCTACACGATGGATAAGACAAGTGCAGACAAGAACAAGAACGGTAAGGCAGACAAGCGGGAAGGAAAAGATATTGACCACATCGTTCCGCTATCTAAAGGAGGCTCTAATACTACGAAGAACCTGCGGATTAGAAGTGCTAGTAGCAACCGGTCGTATAGCCGAAACTCAGACCATACGGTTAAGGTAAACAAACCAAAGAAAAAATAAAAATGGATATAATCGATAATAAATATCTAGTAGTAAAAACGAGAACCCCAGAACGAATAACAGAAACAATAGCAGGTAGCGAAGTAATAGGAGAGAACGAAGGCGTACATGCAGTACTAGTTAACTGGACATTGGAAGATGCCCAGAAGCTTAAGCGCCTTAAGTTTAAGAACGTACCCTCACCTATCAACCGTGACTATTCGTGGCCGGGTGTGTTCCCTCCAATGGAGCATCAACGTGATACTGCGTCGTTCCTCACGATAGCCAAACGGTCTTTCTGCTTTAACGAACAGGGGACAGGCAAGACTGCGGCAGCTATCTGGGCTTCAGACTATTTGCTGAATCAAGGCAAAATACACCGCGTATTGATTGTCTGTCCTCTATCTATCATGCAGTCCGCGTGGCAGGCTGACCTATTTAAGTTCGCTACTCACCGCAAGGTTGGGATTGCACACGGTATACGTGAGAAACGTAAGCAGGTTATACAAGGTCCTTACGAATACGTTGTCATAAACTATGACGGCATTGAAATCATTCAGAAAGAGATTAGAGCAGGTAAGTTTGACCTAGTCATAATCGATGAAGCCAATGCGTATAAGAACGTAAGCACTAAACGCTGGAAGGCTATGCAATCCTTACTCGGCCCCGACACGTGGTTGTGGATGATGACAGGTACACCAGCTGCTCAGTCTCCCGTAGACGCTTACGGCCTAGCTAAACTATGTGTCCCCGAGAATGCACCACGTCACTTTGGCCAATACAGAGACAGCGTACTACAACAGCTAACTCGGTTTAAGTGGGTTCCAAAACCGAATTCATCTGCGGTCGTGCACAACATGCTCCAACCTGCTATTCGGTATACTAAGGAAGAATGCTTAGACTTACCCGACCTAGTGTTCGTTGAGCGTCAAGCACCACTATCATCACAGCAACTCAAATACTACAAGCACATTAAAGAGCAGTTCGCTATGACCGCTAGTGGTGAGGAAGTGTCCGCAGTAAACGCAGCTGCCCAACTAACTAAGCTATTGCAGATATCATGTGGCGCGGTGTACAGCGACAGTGGCGCAGTAGTAGAGTTTGATGTGTCCAACCGACTACATGTAATCGAGGAAGTAATCAACGAGGCTAGTCACAAGGTACTCGTGTTCGTGCCGTTCAAGCATGCGATTAACTTACTGCATGACCACTTAAAGAAAGCACACATTAGCTGTGATGTGATCTCGGGTGATGTATCAGTGACACGTCGTACGGACATATTCCGTAGGTTCCAAGAGTCACCAGACCCACAGGTACTTATCATACAGCCACAGTCAGCAGCCCACGGGGTTACATTGACCGCAGCTAACGTAGTAATTTGGTACTCACCTGTAACGTCAATCGAAACATACTTGCAAGCAAACGCCCGTATTAACCGTAAAGGGCAGAAGAATTCAATGACCGTAGTTCACATTGAGGGCAGTAGCGTAGAGCGCAAATTGTATAAGATGCTCACGCAAAAACTAGGTGTACATAATCAGCTAATTGATTTATATAATAGCGAAATAAATACTTGACACAGTATACTTAGTGTAGTCTAATTAGAAAACGGACAAAGAGCCGTATGATTAACCAACCAAAATGAGGAACCACAAATGGATGCAGATGCAGAATCACTTGTCTCCGCGTATATCAATATACGTGACGAACGAGACAGAATAATTAGTCAACAAAAACAAGCACTTAAAGAGCTTGAATTACAATTAGAAGCCGTCAGTAAAGCCTTGCTAGAAATATGCAAAGAGAATAAACTAGATGGTTTCCGCACCGACTTTGGCACCGTTTCACAAATCACTAAGACCGAATACTGGACTAATGATTGGGACTCTTTATACAGATTTATTAAAGAAAACGATGCATTTCACTTACTTCATAAACGGGTTAACCAATCCGGTATGAAGGAGTTTTTAGAAGAAAACCCTGATTTACACCCTGCAGGATTAAATGTAGACCAAGAGTATTCTATTCGCGTAACTCGCCCACGTGGCGCATAAGGAGCAGTACAAATGAGTGACTTAACAATTTTCCAAAACAATTCAGTACCCGATTACTTACGTGATGTAGGCGTATCTGACCTTACTAAATCCTTGCTTAGCAATTCTGGTGGTGGCGGTGGTAGCAAACGTATCTCACTTCGCGGTAAGAAGTTCCGCTTAGTCGTTGATGGCGAAGAACTATCTACATTAAAAGCTGAGTCATTAGACGTAGTAATTGTGAATGCTACTAAAGACATTTCACGTACTTTCTATTCTAAAGCATACGACCCTAAAGCAGATGCAGTTCCACCTGACTGCTGGTCTAAAGATGGCGTAGCACCTGACCCAACTGCATCTACAAAACAAGCACTTAAGTGTGATGGTTGTCCACAAAACATTAAGGGTTCTGGACAAGGTAACAGCCGTGCTTGCCGCTTCTCTAAACGTCTAGCTATTGCACTTGCTGATGATGTTGCTGGTGGCGTGTACCAACTAACCTTACCATCTGCATCTATCTTTGGTGACGGTGAGAAAAACCAAATGCCGTTCAACAAGTTTGTTAAATACGTTGGCTCACAAGGCTACAGTATTGATACGCTAGTAACGACTATGTCCTTTGATGAAGACAGCGATTCACCACGCGTGTACTTCGATGCTAAACGATTCTTAAATCAAGAAGAGTACGCAGCTACATCTAAGTTAGGTAAGTCACAAGAAGCTATCAATGCAATCACAATGACTGTATCTCAGACTGACCACGTATCTGCTCCTGCAATCGCAGCGCCGAAACCAAAACTAGTAGCACCTGCTATGGAAGAGGAAGAAG